AAGGCGGCTACGGGGTGTCCTACGGGGCGGGGGTGTCCTACGCCCGCCCCGTAGCCGCGAGGACGGGGGCGGTGGGCGCCGGGATCCAGGGGGTCCCCGAGGAGTTCGCCCGCGATTGTAAGACGGTCGCCGAACGCCAGGTCGCCCGGCTATGACCGAGAAACTGCGGGTCGACATGGCCGACCTCACCTTCGAGGAGCTCGCCGTCGCCGGCGAGCTCGTCGGGGTGCCGCTGCATGAGCTGATGGGCGGCCCCGGTCACTTCCGCTACGTCGCCGCCGTGGTCTGCGTCACCATGCGCCGCACCGACCCCGACTTCACCTTGGACCAGGCGATGCGCATGCGCCCCGCGGACGTCGAACTGGTCGACTCGTCGTCGTCGGAACAATCCGCGGGCAGCAATGGCGCCGGGCCTGCATTGTTGCCCGCGGCTGGCAGTTGAACCCGGCCGACGTGATGAACTTCCCGATGGGTCTCGTCGAACAGATGCGCCAGGTCGCCGAGGAGGAGCAGCGCTCCGCCAAGCGCGAGGCGGCCAAGGCCCGGGCGCGGGGCCGGTAGTCCGGTGGCCGGGTCCCTCGACGTGATGATCCGGTTCCTGACCGACACGGCCGGGGTCAAGGACGCGGTCGACGACGTCGAAGGGACCGGCTCGAAGATCAAGGACTGGGCCGGGAAAGCGGCGCTCGCCATCGGCGGGGCGTTCGCGGTCGACAAGGTCGTCGAGTTCGGCAAGGCGTCGGTCGACGCCGCCGCCAAAGACGCCGCCGCCCAGGCCAACCTGGCCCAACAGTTGAAGAACTCGGCGGGCGCGTCCGACGCCCAGGTCAAAGCGACCGAGGATTGGATCTCCAAGGCGTCCAAGCAGTACGCCGTCGCCGACGACGATCTGCGCCCGGCCATGGGGAACCTAGTCCGCGGGTTCGGCGACGTCGGCAAAGCCACCGGGGCGATGGGCACCGCCCTCGACGTGGCCGCCGGGACCGGCAAGGACCTGGGATCGGTCACCGAGGCGATGATGAAAGGGGCGCAGGGGAACACCGGGGCGCTCGGCCGCATGGGGGTCGCCACCAAAGACGCCGCCGGTCACGCCCTGTCGATGGATCAGATCATGGGGAACCTAGCGACCACGTTCAAGGGGCAGGCGTCGACGGCGGCCGACAGCGCGGCGGGGCGGATGGCCAACGCCAAGATCCAGTTCGGCGAGTTCCAGGAACAGATCGGCGGGTACCTGCTCCCCGTCCTCGCCACCCTGGCCGGGTTCTTCACCAACACCCTGCTCCCCGCTATCTCCGGGTTCGTGGACTGGCTGTCCGCTCACAAAGACATCGTGGTCGCCGCCCTGGTCGGTTTCGGGATCGTGGTCGGCGCCGTGGTCGTCCCCGCCTTCATCGCCTGGGCGATCGCCGCCGGCACCGCCGCCATCGCCACCCTGGCCGCGGCGGCGCCGTTCATCGCCATCGGCGTCGTGATCGCCGCGGTGGCGTATCTGATCATCTCGAATTGGGACACCATCAAGGCGGTCACGGTGGCGGTGTGGAACACCGTCGTCGGCGCCGTCCAGTTCGTATGGAACTGGATCAAGGACAACTGGCCGATCCTGCTCGGTGTGCTCCTCGGCCCCATCGCCCTGGCCGCGGCGCTGATCTACAAGAACTGGGACACCATCAAGCAGGGCGCGACCGACGTGTACAACTGGATCAAAGGCAAGTTCGATGATCTGGTCGGGTTCTTCACCGGGCTCCCGGCGCGGATCACCTCGGCCCTGTCGGGGCTGTGGGATGGGTTCTCGAACGCAGCCCGCGCCGCGTTCAACGCCATCGCCGGCTTCTGGAACGGCACCATCGGCAGTCTCAGTTTCCACGTCCCGTCGTGGGTTCCCGCCCTGGGCGGGAAAGGTTTCGACGTCCCCGACATCCCGACACTGGCGTCGGGCGGGATCGTCAGGTCGCCGACCCTGGCGATGATCGGCGAGGCCGGACCAGAGGCCGTCGTCCCCCTCGGGCGGGCCGGGACCGGGCCGGCGGTGCACATCGAACACGCCTACTTCAACGACCGGGCCGACGTCGACATGTTGATGCGCCAAACCGAGTTCGCCATTTCCGCCGGGAGGCTCTGAGGTGGGCTGCGGGTCGCCGCGGGTGCTGCGCCTAGAGCTGGGCGCCACCACCCTGGACTTGATGGCCGACGGGAACGGATTCGCGATCGCTACCGTCGATCTTGGTTACCCGGCGCCCCGGGAGGACGTGTCGGCCATCCCCGACCGCGACGGGGAATGGGACGACACCGCGCTGTTCGGCGCCCGGGTGGTATCGATCGGCGGGTCGCTCTTCCCCGGCGACAACGTCGGGTCCCGCAGCTCGGTGCTCGACACCCTCGCCCCCTACCTGGCCGCCTCGGCCCGCCCCCGGCTGGTGTTCGCTATCGACGATCTGCCCGAACGGTTCGTGACCCTGCGCGCCTCGCAGCTCTCGGCCCCGTTCACCGATCCGACGGTGTCCGCCTTCCAGGCCCAATGGAAAGCGCCCGACCCGGTGTGCTACTCCCTGACCGCCCACACCATCACGATCGTGAGCTCGGGCGGGGTGTTCGGCCGCCGCTACACCGACCCCCAATCCTCCGGGGTCGTGACATCCACCTCCGGGTGGAAACCGCCCCGCATCTACCCGTCGATGGCCGGCGTGCAAGCCGCCCAGGCCGTCAACGCCGGCACCCTCAACACCCCGCCGCTGTTCCAAATCTTCGGGCCGTGCACCAACCCTGGCATCTACAACGACACCCTCGGCACCGCGTTCGTCGTCGGCACCGACGCCGCTCCGCTCACCCTCGGAGCGACCGACGTGCTCACCGTCGACGCCCGCAACCGGGCCGTCTACGTCGGACCGGACCCGGCCAACGGCCGCTACAGCTACGTGGATTTCTCCCGGTCGTCGTGGTGGCCGCTGATCCCCGGGCCCAACGCCCTGCGCTACGTCCCCCAAACCGCCCAGACCGCCTCCCACGCCACCTGCACCTGGAACGACGCCTACCTGTGAGGTTGACCCGATGACCCTTGAAACCCCGGTGTGGCTGCAGCAGGGCTCGTTCAGCTCCTACGCCGACCGCACCGCCCTCGACGCCATGTTCGAACCCGGCGTCCTCGACGCCCAGACCGCCCCCGTCCAGGTCGCCCCCGCCTCCACCGACCTGGCCGTCACCCCGAACGCCACCACCCTGTCGGTCGATGTCGCCCCCGGGGTGGCCGTGATCGCCGGGACCGACCAAACCCGCCAAGGCAAATACGTTGTCCGCAACACCGCCACGGTGAACGTGCCGATCACGGCCCGCCCGGCCGCCGGGCAGTCCCGCATCGACGTCGTCTACGCCAAGGTGCGTGACACCTCCACCGGGGTCGGGGCCAATGACGACTGGATCCTCGGGGTGCAAACCGGGGTGCCGTCCGGTTCGCCGGTCGTGCCCGCCCTACCGTCGTCCTCGCTCGCCCTCGCCCAGGTAACGGTGGCCGGCGGGGCCGGGCCGCCCAACCTGTCGGCCGGCAACATCGTCGACGCCCGCATGCGGCTACGCACCCGCGGCCACGGCCAAGGCTTCGCCCCGGTCCAGTTGACCGCGTCGGCGCCGAGCGCGGCCAATATCGTCGGCTCGACCGGCATGATCTCGCTCTACGTCGGCCCCTACCCCTGCGCCTGGACCGCCCATATCGTCGTTCACGCCCTGTGGCAGAACATCGACCCGGGCGGCATCTTCGAGACCAGCCTGACCCGCGCCGACCCTGGCCCCGTCTACACCGCCCTCAAAGCCGCCCGGGTCAGTATCGGCACCAACCAGGGCGGCGCCCAACAAACCGTCGAGCTGTCCCACTGGTACACCCAGGCCAACGGCGCCCAGGTCGTGTTCCTGGAGTTCGCCAACCGCATCTCCGGTTCCGGTCAGGGCACCCTCGGCACCGACCCCAACTACCACCGGGTCGACGCCACCGTGTTCCTGTTCCCGTAGTGGCGACGTGGCGGTGGGCGATCGGGCCGTGGTATCTGCCACCCCAACGCGAGCTCACCCTGGCCACCTCGAGGAAAATCACGTTCAACCTGACCGCCCCCGCCACCGCCAGCTTCTCGCTGCCCGGCCGTTCCGACGAGGCCGGCGACCTGGCCGAAATGCTCACCGACCTGTGGGCCTACCGCGACGACCGCCTGGTGTTCCGGGGGCGGGTCATCAACCTGGCCGACACCGTGTCCGCCGATGTGCACACCGTCGCCGCCGACTGCGTCGACTACCGGGGCCTGCTGGCCCGCCGCCTGCTCCTCGACGGCGACCAGCTGGCCTGGTCGACGGCCACCTACGCCGAGATCGCCTGGGGGTTGGTGGCCGCCACCCAGAACAAACCCAACGGCGGGCTCGGCATCGTCCAAGGTGTCTGGGTTGCCGACGCCGCCCAGGCGCCGTCGAACTACCGGGTGCGGAACTACACCGCCGGCGCCGAGCTGGCCACCACCCTCGACGACCTGGCCGGCGTCGCCTTCGACTACCAGATCGACGCCGAGCTCAACATGAACCTGTGGGCCCCGTCGCATCGCTACCTGTCGGGGTTCGTGGCCGATTACGGCGGCAACGTCGTCGCCTTCACCCGGTCGGCCACCGCCACCACCTGGGCCAACGTGGTCCGGGTGTCGGGGGCGGCCGACTCCACCGCCGCCGACGTGATCTTCACCCAAACCCCCGAAGGCCGCTTCGAGCAGCAGATCGGCTACCCCGACGTCGTGTTGCAATCCACCATCGACGACCGCTCGATCGGCGACGCCGACCGCTGGTTGGTCCGCCGCTCGGCGCTCAACATGGACCTGCGTCCCGGGGTCATCGGCGACGTCGACCAGGTCGCCCCCGGCGCCCAAATCCCGGTGTCGCTCAGCTCCGGTCGGTTGTCGGTCGGCGGGATCCGCACCGTGCAATCCACCGCCATCGCCCTCGACGACACCGGCGTCGTCCACGTCACCCTGGGGTTGCTGGTCAATGAGTGACACCTCCTACACCGATCCGGCCGCCCGGTACGTGTCCCGACTGGCCGGCTACGACCAACGCCTGCAGCTCCTCGAACGCTCCCACGTCCACCAGCCCGACACCCCCGTCGGCGCCATCGTCGACTGGCCCGGCCAAACCCTGCCGCCCACCTGGGCGCTCTGCGACGGAACCCAGCTCCTCGCCGCCCAATACCCCGACCTGTTCGCCGTCATCGGCTACGGCTACGGCGGCACCGGCGCCTACTTCAAACTCCCCGACCTGCGCTCCCGCTTCACCCTCGGCGCCGGGGTCGGCGCCGCCGGGCTCACCAACCGGGCGCTCGGCGCCACCGGCGGACTCGAAACGGTGTCCCTCAACGCCAACCAGACCGGCGCCCATTTCCACGTGGCGGCGATGACCACCGGCGGCGCCTCGCCCGGCCACACCCACGCCGTCACCGGGGCCACCGCCGGCGGCTCGGTCGGCCACACCCACG